AGCCAGTTTTCTCCGGCGCCTCTGCAAACACCCCAGAACTTATCGTTCCACTTATTGCCCAAGATTAATTCGGCATCGCCCGTGGCGATCAACCTATGGGCCAGGAATGGATTCGAGAATTTTTCTCTGATCAATCGTTGCATTATTTCTAGTCTAACCTCAGACCAGTCCTTTCTTAACTCGACGCCCTGACCAAGTTTTTTTGCCTCGTTGGGCCCGGGCGCTTTTCTAATAATTTCTCTGACTTTAGGGTCGATAGACTTTGAGGCCTGGTAAGCGTGTTCCACGGTTGGATATAGTTCTTCTTCGAATCTGATTGTCGAAGGATGGAAATTGGACAGAAATTCGTAACCACTTTCTCTTGTAAACCTATCGATGGTCGTCATAATTTTGTGTTAGCTCGTTTTCGAACATCCTATCGCATAATTAATACAGGGATTGATCGCGATGAAGTTCATTGAACGATTTTATGTCGGACAGCGTGTTGTGACTGACTTTACGGGTCCTGCACACCCTATGTACGACATCGAAGAAGGCCAGTTTAGGTTGACGGAAGACAACGTCATCCGAAAAAATTTCGTCAGCGTCGTCATTGACTCTTTCGTAGAAAATAAAAATCTACAGTGGGTCAAAATATTGACTTCGCATGGATCGACTGGATATGCGCCGTCGATCTGGGTCAAATCCGTGTAACAACGGGCGATAGATGGAACACAAGACCAGAAAAGAAGTTTTGGCTGACGAGATTGCTACCCTCACGAAGCTAATAGAGGACGCAAGAAAAAAGAAGAAAAATACCTTGAACAAACACCGGTCGCAATTAATTAAATTAATACTAGAGCTGGATGCGCTAGGCAAAGACGACGAAAAGAAGGATAGTGACTAAACGATCCAAGAGAATCAAGCCTGGCGACCTCGCGATCTTGAACAAAAAGAACAAGATTGATTCGATGGTCGTCTGGGCTACTTGGACCGACGAAGACTATTCAATAAAAGAACTTACTTTTTGGCCAACGATAGTTGGTCACATCAAAAAAGACGAAGTTGTCCTCGTGATCGAGATGCATAGACCGATTATCGGTCCTACGGGTGCGAAGATTTGTATTGCAAGTGGAATTACAGGATGGATACACCTGGACTACTTAGATCTATTGGTTGGTGACCCCGCAGAGACTTGAACTCTGATTTCGACGAACGTCGAGTCCTGATTTCCTTAGACGACGGGGTCTACGGAATTACTTCCGTTTATTTGCTCACTTCTTGACGGCGGGAACAGCGCTCGCAGCAGGAGCTGCGGATGCGCTCGCCGACGGTGCAGCGACTGCCTCTGCGGTCGCAGTTGCGCTGGCCGTCGCTGAAGGAACAACCTCGGCCGCAGTGGATGCGGAAGCCGAAGCCACGGCGTCTGCCTCGTCCGACGCCTTGCAACCAATCATTGCTGCACTGCAGCAAACCATAACGAACATATTCTTCATTGTTTGTCTCCTATTGCCTTGTTGGCGGTTGTAATTATACTCGAAAAAGCGAGATGTATTCAAAAGTATTTGTCGACGTTTTTGTTAGAGACTTTTCACAATTCGAAAACGGCGCGAATATTTAAGACAACATGACAACTCGATTTAATGCCGTCGATCAAGTCAATTATGGAGTTCCTGGCGTCAAATCGGGTTACGACAGCAACGTCAAGTCCGACCTGTCTATTCCATCGTGCGGTCTAGAAGACGTCGACGTCGCTCTCTTTACCCTATTCGACAAAGAGATATCGCCCAGCGTCGGAGGCAAAGATTCGCAAGAAATAAGACGAGTCCCCGTCGTCTTCGCCGCCGGAGAAAAGTGGGCTATGCTGAAGAGAGGCCGACCTCTCCGCGACAGGAAAAGCTCCTTAATATTACCATTGATCACAATCATGCGAACAGGCATTACACAGGGACCCGAAGACATAGCAGGCCGCGGAATCAACCAACAGACGGGCGAGATCGTCGTAAAGAGAAGGCTAGATAATTCAGATAGGGATTATCAAAACCTAATTAACAAGCAATTGATACTGAACCAAGTCAACGTCGCGGTGACCAGCGGCTCGCAATATGCCGGTAACCATTCGTTGATTACGGGGCGGAAGACGGGTCAACTAGAGAACAGCTTCAACGTTCGCCGCGGCGGATTGCTCGTTTCCAATAGGCGAAACAACATTTTTGAAACGCTGGTCGTGCCGTCTCCTCAGTTTTATACCGCCACCTATTCTGTGACTGTGTGGACTCAATTTACTCAACACATGAACCAGATAATCGAAAAGATGGTGGCTTCTTACTTGCCCCAAGCCAACTCCTGGAAACTGACGACTCCAAAGGGTTACTGGTTCATCGCCAAGAACGACGCCGGCGCGTTCAACGTAGAGACCAACTTCGAAGACATGTCTACGGCGGAGCGATACATCAAGTGTACCTTTGAGATAAAGATTCCTGCTTATTTTTGGGCCTCCGACGCGCCGGGAGTACCCATTCCCGTAAAGAGGTACGTATCCTCGCCTATCATTGATTTTGCTATCGAAGGTCGCGGAGTGGTCGACGGGTCGGGGCCAGAAGAATTTTCCGACAACTATACTATAGGTAGCGACGATCCCACTCTGCCCCTCGACGAACGACCCAATGCTCGCGACGACCAGCGCCGTCCGGGGTGGAGGCAACAGGTCGTTGTACCATCTAACACCGACGGACGTCTCGATGCCAACGACGCCAGTCTTTCTTCTTATCCTCGTGGCCAAGGTCCCAACCAGTATCAAAAGGTTCAGGTCGGCCAAAATGGCGAATTCAAATACGCCAAGGTTGTCAATGTAAATCAGGCGACAGGCGAGACTGTTTACTCTGCGGCAGATTTTCAGGGACTCAAAATTATACCTGTGTAAAATTATACGCAATTTTATTTTTGGTTTTATCTCTTTTTACAAGATATTTATGACTTGAATTTGACAGTGAAGGAGAAACGTAATGTCTGAGCAAGTTTTTAGGTCTCCAAATTTTTATGAGCGTGAAATCGATCTTTCTGCCCCCGCAGTCGGTGGCCCAATCGGTACACCCGCCGGCGTTATTGGACCGTCCAACAAGGGTCCTGCGTTCGTCCCGGTTACCGTGGCCAACTACGCAGAATTTTCCGAGGTCTTTGGTGATCTAGATCCCAAGTATTTTGGACCGTACGCTGTCAATGAGTTCCTCAAAAACAGGACTTCGTTGACTTATCTTAGGGTCCTCGGCGCCGGAGCGAACTCCTCCCTCACAGACTTCGACAACACGGCGACGATGGGAACGGTAAACAACGCTGGTTTCTCCCTCGGTGGTACGGCAGCTGTCGCCGATTCTCGCCACAACAAGGTTGTACAGTTCTTGGCGGCGCAACACACCGTCTCGGCCAACGAAGCCTACGGTATGCCAATGTTCAGCGATAACAATACGTTTCCTGGCATCACAGCGGGCAGCAATGTAAATCTCGTCCGCGGACTATTGATGATTCCTTCGACGGCGAAGATGTACGTTCTCAACGGCGACGAAGCAGCTCCTGCAGCGACTGCCATCGCCACGATCGACGACCAGGCTCAGGCAAAATCCATCAATGGTAAGTCCAAGATCAAGATCGTAATATCTTCTTCCTTGGGCTCGTCTTTCTCCAACGACGAAGGCAAGGCAGGTGTTAAGATTCTAACGGCGTCCTTCGATCCTTCTTCCGACGACTACTTCGCGAAGATATTGAACTCCGATCCCGATAAGTTCTATTCGCAACAACACTTCCTCGCGGCCGACTTTGCTGTCGATGCTCAGGTCGCTAGCGTTGCTGCTGACAACTACGTCGCGATGTTGTCGGGTTCCGCCCTTACCGATTCTTCTTCGGGCGACCCTACATTGACTTATCGAGAGATCCTCGGCGCGTACAACACGAGGTTCAAGGCGCCACAGACTCCGATGTTCATCTCGCAGCCGTTCGGTAAGACCGAGTACGATCTCTTTAAGCTCGAGTCTATCGACGACGGTGAGTACGCCAACAAGCTCTACAAGGTCTCGATCACCAACATCAAGGCCTCGGCGGACGACACTAACAAGTATGGTACCTTTAACATACAGATCCGCGACTGGAACGACAGCGACACGACGCCCGTCGTTCTCGAGCAGTTCACGAACTGCACGCTTGATCCAGATTCCGATAACTACGTTGCTAAGTTGATCGGCGATAGAAAAGTCGTTTTCCACTTTGATTCGATCGATGTCCGTGAGCGCCGCCTCGTCGCATCTGGCAAGTACCCGAATCGTTCGAAGTACGTCAGGATAATAATGGACTCGAAGGTTGACAAGAAGTTGATCCCCGACACGTCCTTACCATTCGGTTTCCACGGACTCAACCTGCTGAAGACGAACAACAACTCTTCTGCGCTTGCCACTCTTACCAGCGGTACTGGTAGGTTGGGTGGCGTCGGTTTGACAGAAAGCCATTCCCTGTCGGGTTCCGTCCTTCCTCCGATTCCTTATCGTTATAAGGTTACGCGTGGAGAGGTCTCTACTTCTTCTGCGGTCGCCGGCGCACCGGGTACCAAGGAAGTCACGATGTCTGCTCTCTATTGGGGCGTCAAGTTCGAGCGTAATGCTTCGACCTTGGACAACGAAGTCCTTAACCCGAACGTCCTCACCGAAAAGAACAACCTCTTGGGTTCTTTGACGAGGTTCATGGGCATTGAGCTCCTCGACGCCCTTCACACAGGCAGCGGCGCCGACGACTTCAACAACAACAAGTTCTCGCTGTCGAAGGTCGCCCTTCGTAACACTTCCGCGGCCGACATCACGGGTTCAGCGACCTTGCACATGAAGGAAGCCGCGTATCTCAGGAACGCAGTACCGGATTCGGCAGATTACTCCGTCACCGACGGCGTCGTCTCGAACCGCGTCACCCTCGCCACGATCTTGGCGAAGTCGATTGCAAAGGAAAGCGGATTCAACGCCGCGACCTTTAACCGCTTCTCGCAGTTCGCCAAGTTCACTACCTTCATGTACGGTGGATTCGATGGCGTAAACTACCTTGACCGAGACGCTCGTCGCCTCAACGACAAGTCGGTGTCCTTCGACGCCGACGCGTTGTCGACCGGTGGCGCTTCGACTAGCTACACTGCAGCCGGCTTCGGTTCGGCAGTCAACGGTACTGGCAAGGAAAACAACGGCGTCGCTTCTTATAACGCAGCCGTCGATATAATGACAGATCCTTTTGCTGTTGGCATCAATATCCTGTCTCTCCCGGGCATTCGTGAACCTTATATCAACGACCTCGCTTCAAAGAAAGTCCGCGATTATGGCCTCGCGATTCACTTGATGGACATCCCGTCCTATAATGATGAAGGCTATCGTCTTTACGATGATTCGACTTCAAAGCCGAGCGTCAAGGAGACGGTTGACGTGTTCGACGGTCGCGCGATCGACAACAACTACGCGGCGACCTACTTCCCCGACGTCTTTGTCGACGATCCGGTCAACCTCCGCAAGGTCAAGGTGCCGGCCACCGTGGCGGCTCTTGGAGCCCTCGGTTTCAACGACAAGGTGTCGTATCCTTGGTTCGCCCCGGCCGGCTTCAACCGCGCCGCGCTGGACTTCGTGACCAACGTTGCGGTTCGCCTCAACGTCGCCGACAGGGATCGTCTCTACGATTCGCGTATCAACCCGATCGCGACCTTCCCGAGACTCGGCTTCGTGATCTACGGACAGAAGACCCTACAGATCAGCAAGTCGGCTCTCGACAGAGTCAACGTCCGTCGCCTTCTCTTGGAAGTCAAGAGGATCATCATCGGCATTGCAAACCGCATCGTTTTCGAACAGAACACCCCGGCAGTTCGTAACCGCTTCGTGTCCGACTCGATATTCCAGCTTGGATTGATTCAAGCCCAGGCAGGTATCGAAGGATTCCAGGTCGTGATGAACGAGACGAATAACACGCAAGAAGACATCGACCTTAACCGTCTAAACGGCAGGATCGTCATTGTCCCGACGCGTTCGATCGAGTTCATCGCGATCGACTTTATCATAACAAACGCGGGCGTTCAGTTCGCGTGAGAAAATTGAATCGATCGATATAGTTAAGTTAGCAGAATGGAGCATCGTAGATGGCACAGCTAAAATTAGGCGCAGCAGGCGTAACAGCAAACGAAATAGATATTTCAGGTCCCGTTGCACAACAGCCGACTGGCGTCCCCGCAGGCGTCATCGGTACTGCGAAACAAGGACCTGCTTTCGTACCGATCACGGTCGGGCTACTATCCGACTTCCAGGCTAAGTTTGGAACCGTCGATAGCAAACACTTCGGTCCCTTGGCTGTCTCGGAATGGTTGCGTAATGCACAAGCTGTAACATATCTACGCGTCCTTGGTGTTGGCGATGGTCTGGAGCGTCAAGGCGCTTCTGGCGCATATCCTGGTTCAGTAACCAACGCCGGATTTGTAGTTGGTGAACAGCAGCCTTCTGGCACCCTCGGCGCGCTCGCTTCGAATCCTTATGCTAACCTTAACGGCGAACCTGGTAGGACCTACCTGTTCGGTTGCTTGATGTCGGAATCTGCGGGCTCTACGTTCTTCAGCTCTGCCGGCGTCCAAGCTGCAGGTTCGAACGTGGCGGCTCCAATCGTCCGCGGCGTCTTAATGGCAGCCTCTGGTGTTCTACTTCGTTTGTCTTCGTCGTTAGCTGGCGCGGTATCATCGGCTCCTGCTTCGTCGCAGGTTGGTTCCACAACGGTGGCTGTCAAAGGCGCAACTGTTGGCTCTGTCATCCTGTCTCAAAACTCGATATCGAAGCAAGACTTCGTTCTCTTGTTGAACGGTCATAAGGGCACCGACGCCAACTACCCAAATGTTTTGACGGCGTCTTTCGATCCAACCTCGAACAATTACTTTGCGAACGTCCTCAACCGCGATCCGTTCAAGCTGCAAGAGGCTGGCCATTATCTGTATACTCACTGGGACATTCACTCATCCGTTGCGGCTCTTACCGGTGCCGGTGTCCTCTCGGCTTCAGCCGGTGCTTCGGCTGTGGCGCCACTCGGTGCAGCAGGCGTCGAGCCTTCTGCATTCTTGGTGACGTCCTCCCTCGCGCGCGACGTCGGTTCGGCCACGGTTCCAAACTTCGAGAGCTTCGCGGATCGTTTCCGCCACGCCAAGTCTCCCTGGGTCACTTCGCAAAAGTTCGGTGGAAAGCCGCAAGATCTATTTAAGCTCCACTCCCTCGACGCGGGACAAGACATCTCTACCCTGTACAAGATATCGATCGAGAACATCACTCCTTCGGCGGATCCCAACAACAGGTACGGAGCTTTCACAGTCAAGGTAAGAAAGTGGAGCGATAGGGATTCTACGCAGTCTCTCATCGCGAACGGCGAGAGTTTCGTCTGTGACCTCAACCCGGCATCGACTCGCTACATCGCGAAGGTGATCGGCGACGTCCACGTCTATTACGACTTCGACCGCGACGTCGAGGAACAAAAGATCGTCATCGAAGGCAACTACGCCAACCGCTCCAACTACATTCGCGTAGAGGTTCATCCGGATATCGAGAACGGCTTCGTAGATTCGTCAGCGCTCCCGATGGGTTTCCGCGGTATCGCTCACTTAGTTACTTCTGGTTCGGCGGTAGCCGCGCAACTTCCTGAAGTCGTAGAAAATCTTCCCGGTCAATCTGGCGGTTCGACCGACAGGAACCTTCTCCGCAAGGCTGTTACGCCGCCCCTGCCTTTCCGTACAAAAGTTACAGATGGCGTCGTAGATAGCAATACGGAGATAGCCAACAACAAGTACTACTGGGGCGTTCAGTTCGAGCAGATCGAGACGATCACCAAGCCAAACGCTTCGGTCGCCGTCAATAAGTCGATCGAGGCCTTCGCGAAGTACCTCCCTGACTTCTCCACGGTGGCCATGCCGGTCGTCGTTGGAGAAAATCCAGGAGTAGCCGACACCGCCGCGAACGGCGTTCTCGACTCGGATAGGTTCTGCAACAATCTCTTCTCTCTAGAGCATCTCCAGGTTGTGACAGGATCCAACACTCGAGCCGACGTCCGCAGGTGGGACGAAGCCGTCTACGTTCGTAACGGCGTAATCAGCACGTCGGAAGCCAACAAGACTCGCGCTTTCGGAACGCAAGACCTCACGGAGACTGGCAACAGGCAGTTCGCCAAGTTTACGATGATCATGCAGGGTGGCTACAACGGCGTCAATATCTTCGATAGAGACGAGTTCAACCTGACCAACAACGCTGTTTCTTCCGACATGGTGTCTGGCAATGGCAGGTTGTTGAATGATGGTCCGAACGTCAAGGCCTACACCAAGGCAGTCGACATCATGAAAAATACGACGAACGTCGACATTCAGCTCCTCGCTATCCCGGGCCTCCGCCATCCTATCGTCACCGACTATGCGACGCTCGCGACGGAAGAGAGATTCGACGCCCTCTACGTCATGGACATCGAGCAATACGACGAGAATGGTACCGACGCCGAGAACGAGGCCCGCGAGAGCTCCTCAATCGTCTCTGTCTCGAATACGATTCAAAGCTTCAAGGATCGCAGCGTCGACTCTTCGTTCGCGGCGGCCTACTTCCCGGACGTCAACTACTCGGCGCCAGATGGTAACAACGTGTTGGTGCCACCATCGGTCCTGGTCCTCGGCGCGTTCTCTTTGAACGACTCGGTTGGCCATCCTTGGTTCGCTCCGGCCGGCTTCACTCGCGGTGCATTGCCTGTCGCTGCCCTCGAAGCTCGCGTCAGGTTAAAGGACGAGGACCTCGACGCGCTCTACGACGAACGTCTCAACCCCTTGATCGCGTTCATCGGCGCACCAAAGAGCGGAACCAATCCGGCCTCAGGTGTGGTCATCTGGGGTCAAAAGACACTGCAAGTCGCGGCGTCAGCCCTCGACCGTGTCAACGTCCGTCGTCTTCTCATCGAGATCAGGCGTCAGGTCCGTGACATCGCGCAGACCATTCTCTTCGAGCCGAATCGCGAAGCGACTCTCGCTCGCTTCTCTGCCGCGGTCACTCCGCGTCTCCAGAGAATCCAGGCCCTTAGCGGTCTCGAGAGGTTCCGCGTCATCATCGACTCTTCGACGACAACGCAAGCAGACGTCGAGAACAACACCGTTCGCGGTAAGATCTTCGTCCAACCGACAAAGAGCATCGAGTTCGTCAGCCTCGACTTCGTCGTCGCGAACAACGTCAATCAGTGACGCACTGACAAATTCGATAATTGATTCGAATAAAATCAAAGAAACGCATATTTAAGAAAAGGTGACAGGAGAATAAACCATGGCCGCAGAGACATTAGACGTATCATCAATGATTCCCAATAAGTTCGAGCCAAAGCGCAAGAACCGATGGGTACTCATGGTCGAAGGCATCGACGCCTACATCATCAAGACGACAGCTCGTCCAACGATTACCACGGAAGAAGTTGAAGTTCCATTCATCAACTCTCGTAGGTACCTCGCGGGTAAGACGTCATTCGGTACGATCGCAGTTACCCTGCACGATCCGATCGCTCCTTCGGGCGCTCAACAGGTCATGGAATGGGTCCGTACCCACTTCGAGTCGGTCTCCGGTCGTTCCGGTTACGCAGACTTCTATAAGCGTGATATCCAACTCAAGCTCCTCGATCCTGTCGGCACCGTGGTGGAGCTCTGGGACATCAAGGGCGCGTTCATCACCGAAGCAAACTTCGGCGAAGTCACCTACGAAGACGGCGGCCCAATGGAAATCTCAATGACACTCCGTTTCGACAACTGT